CTAACGGAGAAATTTCCACAGGATGTAGTTACAATCTTAAACATACTTTAAGAATGACCAACACATCGTCCTTTGACAAGGAGTTAATCAATACTAAGTGGTCGAATGGTAGACGAAGAGCATCTTCGTTTGACTTAGTCCTATTTAGAATACCTAAAACGTCAGGAGCTACAGGAAACCCCCAAACATGGGATGAAGGTGTGGGTCAAGACTATTATAAAGGGAGTCCAATAGGTAATTCAAATACTGTTGCTGTTAAAAATGTTGTCGAGACTGATAACTCATACTCAGACAGACCCGTAAACTGGTTTCAAAGGTCTACAATAAAAGATTGGACTGAAGACGGTATATATGATAACTCAAACTCTTTAACGTCTTTAACGGGTCTTAATTACAGTGCTATTACTATAGTTGATACACAACATTTTGAATTTGGTAATGAAGATATCGAATTTGATATGACTGATGAAATAAATGACATCCTTACAGGTGGTACTACAGGTTCCACAGGGTGGGGAATTGCATTTGTTCCTGATGTTGAAAATATTACAGGGTTAACTGAGAACTACTCGGTCGGTTTCTTCTCAAGACACACCCAAACATTTTATGAGCCTTTCTTAGAAACATCATTTAACGATTTAATCCAAGATGACAGAAACACTTTCTACGAAAAAAGAAATAACAAATTGTACCTTTATTCTTTTAGGTATGGTGTCCCCCAAAGCTTCGATTCAAACCCAACTGTGGATATATTAGATGCTAATGGAAATGAAGTAGCTGGTTTTACGGGGTTAACAAGTTGTCAAATACAAAAGGGGGTTTATGAGGTAAATGTAAGTGGTTTAACATCATCCACAGTTCCTTGTGTGTTTTATGACAATTGGAAGGGGATAGAAATAAATGGTGTTGAATTAAACACCGTTGAGAATCAATTCATTGTGAACCCTATTTCAGATTTGTATCAGATAGGTATGGAAGACAATGAACCAAAATTATATGGTTTTGATTTCTATGGAATAAAACAGGACGAAAAAATATTAAATACTGACACCAGAAAGGTTAATGTAGTATTAAAAAAGGCATATACCACAAACGAGGTTTTAACTCAAGTGGACGCATATTATAGAGTATACGTTAGGGAAGGTCAAACTGAGGTTCAAGTTGAGGATTGGACTCCGATTAACAGGACACCCAACGGATACTATTTTATTTTTGAAACAAAAGACAAAATCCCAAATGAATATTTCATTGATATCAAAGTCATCACAGACAGGGAGGTTAATACCTATAAACGAGAATTAAAATTCCAAATAGTAAACAAAAAATGAGTAAGTTAAGACTAACAGAGGAGCAACTTGTTGAAATGATACAACAAATTATTTCCGAAAAGAAGAAAAAAACCACTCTTTGTGCTAGAGGAAAATCCGCAGCCAAGGCTAAGTATGATGTTTATCCATCTGCTTACGCTAATGGATATGCAGTTCAAGTATGTAAAGGTACTAAACCTGGTTTAGACGGTAAAAAAAGATGTTCAGGAAAATATTGTTCGGGTAAGAAATAAACCTTATATTTGTAACAAACTTACTGAAAATGATTCAAGTTAATAACAATAAGTATCAACTCTTAAAAGAAGGTCAAATAGTTGTAGAAACTGAAGCCGCCACATTTGATAACGCAATTGATTACTTCTTCGAAGTACATCCAAAAGCTTATGGAGATGAACGATATACTTTTAAAAGAGTTAAAAGACCCTACGAATACTAATACTCTTCTATTAGTATAGTTAAATCCGTTGTACCTTTTATAACTCTATGAAAGGTTTCTTTCGGTATATCAAATTTGACCCCTTTTTTTAAGGGAATGGGTAATTTATTATCCATCTGAAAGTACCAATCGGTATCTTCGAGAACTTCAACTAAACGATTCTCCTTATCTCTATGCCAAACGAGTTCTTTCTCAGGAATATCTTGAGAAAAAACTCGTTTGAATTTATTAGATGTTATATTTTCTTGAGTGTAAATCATTGTTTGAAATTCATAGACCATTTTGCACTTGTAGTAAATATACTACTATACTGTTGGTGGTTTTTTAAAGAAACATCACAACTTCGTAATGCAGTTTGTAAAGTGTCGATTACTACCTTCAACTCTCTATTTTCGTCTTCTAATTTTTTTATCTTTAATCTTATTTCTCTATCCATCACCAAAATCTCCCTGAAACGTTTTTACCGAAATCTTTATGAGCTCTACATGCCCAATACCCCGCCTTTGTCTTATCTTTTTTCTTTGCACACTGATGTCGAGCCGCAAATGACTTTCTTGCATCAGGGTCATTCCATTTTGCGGTCATAGTAGGTGAACCGTAACTAACTTTCTTAATTTTTTTTGTTTTTGGATTTCTAACATAAACATACCATTTTTTAGGTCCTCCTGACTTAGGCTTGTTTAATGAAACTTTTTTTCCTTTATACTCTGCTTCGTTAAGTGACTCATACTCGAAAGGAAAATCTAAGGCTACTGTCTTACCACTTTTTAACTTAACAAATGTTCCTACGTCTGACTCTAAAATTTCTTTATCAAAGTCGTTAAATCGATACCCGTTATTATAAAGTTCTCTAGCCTCGTTGATAACATCAAAGTATTTTTCACTACCATGTCTAAAGGCGTTGTCAGTAATAGATAAATTATTGTCAAAATTATACTGTAATTCTTCAGAAATTTGTATTTCGTTAAGTATGGATTTATTAATACTTTCTTTAATAATATTTTTTATATACACAGATTCGTTCTTTTTTTTCTTTTTATAGTTTTTCACTTTAATACGAGTAGGTTGTTTACCTTTAGTATCTTTCGACCTTCCTTTTTCTTTTTCTCTTTTTCTCCTACATGCCGAATCTTTAGCCGATTGTGACATTTTACCAGCAACACCTGCGGCTCTACATACAGGGTAACCTCCCTTATCCGAATCATTTCTACCGCAAGAAGGGTGACCACCTCCTTTTTTCTTTTTACAGATATTGACCCAAGGACCTTTAGGTTGTTTGGAACCCTTCTTTTTTTTCTTTTTTCCAAACCATACGGCTAAATCTTCTGATAAAATATACTTATTCATTTGACTTTATGTTACTTTTTTTATAAATATTAGGTAAAATACATTTATCATGGAAGAACAGAACGAAAACGTAAATACTCTATTTAATACTATTAATTATAAAGAACCTCACGAATTAAATAAGTTCATAGATGGGATGAATGTGGACCAAGCTTTGTTTTGTTTAGTTCACGCCACTCGACATGCACATAATAGAGGTCTGTACAACATTGAAGAGTCAGAAGTAGTTTCTAAAGCTATTAGAATACTGACAACGCCCAATCCCTTACCACAGGAAGAATCTAATGACGAAGGATGAATTATCTAGTAGAGTTATTCTTCTACAGTCTGAAATAACAGATGCTATTTTACGGGGTCACAAGGCTCACGATGAAGATGAATTCAAATCACATAGAATTGAGTTAATGATACTTCGTTGTATGTTATATGGTGAAGATTCTAAAATATGTAAGACTGAAAAGGCTAATTGTAGAAACTGTAAGAAATAAAAAAGGGAGACCGAAGTCTCCCTTTTCTTTTTATGTTTAAGATAAAATATTATCTTAACTCTCTTAAGTCAAATGTTCTAACACCATCAACTGTAATCTTACCGTAGAAACGGTTGTTCACCATCTTCTTAGCGTATCTTGTCATGATACCCTTGATTGGTGTAAAGTTGAATGGGTTGTACATTGTTGGAGTCAACTGTAGAGGTACGTATGGAGCGTATACATATCCTGTATCAAGTAATGATGTACCTTTGTGTCCCAACAATACTGTGTTTGGTGGGAAGTAAGGGTCACGGTAAACTTGATATCTACCTGATAATGTACCAACTCTTTCGATACCCATGTTGTAGTTGTCCTGGTCAGGAGCCGCGTTTGAAACGTGGAAGTACTCAAGGTCATCGAAGATTGCTGAAATCTCTGAAGATACAACAATCCAGTTAGCACCACCTCTTAGAGTTGATTTATGGATTTGTGCAGAAACTTGATTGATTGCAGTAATCAATGTCTGATTCCAATCCTTTTGGTTGTAGTTGACAGAAGCGTTAGACACTCTCTTCCAACCGTTGTAGTCCCATCTTAATGACCAAGCCGCACCTTTTCTTAAGTCTCTCAAAATCTCACGGTCAATCTCTGCTGCAACCTGTTCTGACAACAATGCTGTCAATTCAGCTTCCGCATCGATGTTGTGGAATGCAGAGACGTCTTGTGCGAGTTCTGGTGACCACTGAGCTCTTAACTTTCTTTCTGTAACAGAAACAGTAACAGCTTCTAAGTCAAATGAGACTTCACCGATAGCGTCTTCAAATTCTAACGTTGCATATACTCTGTATGAACCATAGAATGTATCACTATCAGCGATATCACTTCCTGTGTATCCGTCTAATGTTGGTGAGTTAATCGCAACTGGAGTTGAGAAGTCAACTTCCAAGTAGATTTTACCTTCAGCGTCACATACATTGTCGTACTTTCCGCCTGGACCTGGATAAGAACCACTATAGAAAGTAGTTTTTTGTTCTCCACCATAGTTAACGATACCTTTACCGTACTTCTGAGTTACAACTCTGAAGTTCCAGAAGGTACTACTGTTACCTAATCCTGCTACGTCTGAAACTTCTAATGAAGCCAAGAAGTCTTCAGTGTCCATTTCTTGTCCGTCAGGACCGATTAATTTACTAGCACCCGCTGCTGAGAATCCTGTCATCATAAAGATTAAAGACCTTACATTTGCAGTAGCCGCGGTACCTGTACCACCAGTTGCGTAACTTAAAGCAGTTCCTAATGTAACCGCACTTAACGCTCCACCATTCCATATAACAGGAACTAATTCTGGTGTTTGCTCTTCGAAAGCACCCTTCGAGTAATCGAATAAACCAGCTGGGTCTGAATTTGGAGTACTACCTTCGTAAAATTGGTCATACAAGTTTGTGTTGTTAGTATAACCTGAAGTAGTAGTCGATGGTCCGTTTGGTGCTCCAAATGGAGGGATATGCGTTCCATCAGCGTTTCTGTTCTGAATCTTTGGTACAAAGTAGAACAACTTACCGATTGGTAGGTTCATAGCTTGAACTGAGACAATGTCGTTAGCCAATAACTTAGAGAAAACTCTTCTTACGATTGGAAAAACAACAGTCTCGAATGAACCTGAACTGTCAGATGAAGCTGCTTCGTTTATCAAATATGATGCTTGGTTCTCATATAACTGAGCCATATTTTCTTTAGTGTGGCCTTTAAGACCGTCGAGGAACCCTAATTTGTCCCACTTGTTAATTGTGTCCTCTTTGATAACCTTAAGGTGCTTAAGACCGATGTTACCAACTAGACCTGATTCTAATAATGCTCCCATTTTAATATTTGTTTTAAGGAATTTTTATTTTAATTTACTCATTAAATCTCTCATTCTTAAGAACTGAGGATTTTCATAAGTTTTACTCTCGATAAGATTGTTTGCAGAGCCTTTAGATGGAGTCTTAGAAACTTTTGATTGTACTGATTCAGTAACAACATCTGTTTCCTTTCCACCTAAATCTTCTTTGACTGTCTTATAAAGAGATTTTGATTCTTTAAGAGTCTCGACACCATCGAAACGTCTTAAAATATTTATTTTTTCTTGCTTCGTAGTAGAATGTTCAGTGAACAAACGAGTAGCATAAGCTAAATTAGAATTGAAAACCGCAACTTCGTTAAGTTTGTTTTTGAATACGTTAAGTGCCTTACGGTACTCTTCATTTTTTTCTCTTAACTGTTGTACTTCAGTTTTTAATTCTTTATTTTCTCTAACTGCCGGTCTTAATCTACCCTTAGCATAAGTTCTCACCTCTTCAGGTGCTGACTTAGCGTTTGGATATTTTCTAAGTGACGCGTTAGTTCTAGCCGTTTCGGAGGTTTCACCTTCATTAGATTCATAATCTCTGTGTGACTTAGACTCGTCGCCTTTGTTACCACCGTACTTACCTTCATTAGATTCATAATCTCTGTGTGACTTAGACTCGTCGCCTTTGTTACCACCGTACTTACCTTCAGAAGTTTCTTCTTCTTCCATGTAATCTCTGTGGGACCTAGACTCATCGCCTTTGTTTCCACCATACTTACCTTCGTTAGCTTCGTAATCTCTGTGTGACTTAGACTCATCGCCTTTGTTTCCACCGTAATCACCTTCACTCATTTCTTCTTCGTGAGCATCTTCCTCACCAATCTCAATTTCATAAACAACGTCTTCTTCTGTTTCATCTTCGCCTAAATGGTCACCCATTGATTCAGCGACTTCTTCTTCTTCAGATTCACCTAACTGAATAACATATTCAGAGTCGGTTTCACTATCCGCTAAGTGTACGTCATCACCATCTTGTTTTACGATAATTCCGTCTTCTTCTCCCATAGCCTTAAATACTTTTAAGACTTCGTCGTCAGAAGCTGCGGTTAAATCGAGAGGTAATAGAACTTCTTCTTCATCATCGACTTCTAAGTCGTCACCAGGTAAATCAGTCATTAACATTTCCTCATCACCCAAGTCTAACTCTTCGTCGTTATCAGATTCCATATCGCCACCCATATCAAGACCTAAGTCTTCAAGGGCATCTTCTATGTCGTCTTCTGCATCATCAACTTCAACATCTTCAACGTCAATCTCTTCCTGTTCGGACATTTCAACGTTTTCTTCAGTCTCCATTTCAGACACTTTTTCAACCTCTTCTTCACCGAGAGATTCTTTTACTAATTCACTGATTTCTTCCTTCATAGTAGAAGCAAGTATTCCTTTTGCATTATTAGTTATGGCTTCTTGTAGATTTTCCATCTGCAATAAAGCTTCTTCAACTAGGTTTTTTTTGTCTGCCATATTATTTTTTTGCACAAAAGTTTATTTTACTTATCATATAAATATGTTAAATATGAAAAAAGTGTTTTTTTAATAACTTTAAGCAAAAAAAAATCGGGTATTACCCCGATTTAAAAAAGATTTTTTAAAATAAATTACTCGTAAACCTCATCAATTTTACTTTCAACACAAGCAGTGATTCTCCAATCATAAACGAAATCTTTAAAGTTTGTTGTAACTTTAGACTCAACATCTGTTACGTTATAACCCTTTACGAGTTTCTCCTCTCTGATTTTTTTAATTTTACCTGAGTTTTCATCGGGTAGGTCATACTGAACTTTTGCTACGAAATATTTTTCCTCCATGGTTTTTTATTTAAACGGTTTAATAACCTAAATAATCGGAAAGTCTTTTCATTAAGTCAACACTTTTACCTAAACCACCGTCAATCTTTGGTTCTTGTGCCCTTAATTGAGTCTCTTCTTCTAAACTTTCTTCATACCTACCTTTATCATCTTTATTTAAGAAAAGGTACGCACCTGGTGTAGACGGAGATGAAACTAAATCAAAACAGATTAATTCGAAATCTTCCTGTACTTCATTTCTTTCACCTTTCTTAACCAACGAACCAACACCACGAGAAGAAACCCCCATAGTAACCCCTTGTCTCATTAAGTTAGCTGCTTGGTCACCAGGACAGGATACAATACCCTTTTCATGGAAACCTGGTGAGGTTAATAACTTAATCTTACCCATAAGAGTATTACCTTCCCACCAAACATCAGTTATAAGGTGAGAAACACGGTCTAAATCAATTAAAGACGATTCGGGGTGGTTAAGTTCTGAAATAGATAATCCTTTTTCGATAGCGGTTTTGTAAACATCGGCTTCCCTACGTAAAATCTTTTCGGGATAGACTCTACCGTTTCTGTTTGGGGTATCAAACTTTTGTAATGTTGCGTAAAACTCAAAAGGTTTTGAATGGTCTAATTGTCCGTAAGATTCCTTAATAACTTCAGCGTTACGACTATCGTTAGGATTTACAATCCCCGCGTCCCATTCTACTAAAATTCCCTTACCTAAATCGTTTGGTCCTAAAATCTTCATGTTTTTTCTTTATAAATATGTCAGACCACTTCTTTTGTCGTTTTACTCTTATGTATTTCGAAATATCTCATACCTCGTAAACAGTCTGTATATACTGATTGTATTACTTTTTTAATATTGTTTTTAAGTAAGGGGGACTTAAATTCAAGGTGATTCTTTAGGTATAAAGTGATTTCTAAACTCATAAAACTTCTTTTACCTCTCTGTATACCACTACTCCTCAAATCTAAATCTACGATATTATGTTTTTCAAATATTTCAGGGTTTAATATCTCTAATAAAACGTGTTTAATATTACGCTCCATCATCCCTGTCGCTCTATCCCAATTTTCAAACTCCCTTATGGGTTCTACCCATGACTGTAAAACTATGTATACTGTCTTTAAATTCTTCGCATCTACGGTGCCATAATGACACTTAGCATCACTGAATAATTTTAGTTGTGATGTTTTTCCTTTTTTCATATAAATCCATACTTATAATGTTTATTAGTTTTTATTAAATATACTATACTTGTTGTTATATGTCAAAGACGTATATTTATAGACAAACAATACTGTAAATGCTAATAATTAAGGTAAAAAATAAAAACATTGAATCTGCTTTGAAGAACTATAAATCCAAGGTTTATAAAACTAAGCAACTTAAGAACCTTAATGAAAATAAAGAGTACACCAAAGATTCCGTAAAAAAGAGAGAGGAAAAGAAGAAAGCAATTTACGTGAACAAGAAAAGAAACGACCTTTAACTATTAGAATACCACTGGTCGAAAATATCCAAATTTTTTCTTATCTCAGCGTAACTAACAGTAGTATTGGACCATTTAAGATATTTTCTGTCTGACATTATTCTTCGACTCCTCTATTCCTTGAAAATTTTTCAAGTGTGGTGAATCCTAGTCCGGCTCCAACAATATACATCATACCATCCCAAACATATCTTTGTAGAGGTATTTCCATAAAGATGTTGGATATAAATGCAATACACATCATTACAAAGGCAAATAACGTAATTATTCTTTTAGATGATTTTTGCCCATCTACATCATTAAGGATAGAACCTAAAAATTTTCTTATCATAACCCTTTTTCTAACTGTTTTAATTTGTACAGTGAGGTAAGGGTATAATCAGTTTCGTTTATTTTATTTAAAGTTTTTTGAATTTTTTCTTTAAGTTCTTCATCGTTAGATTCATTTAAGTTATTACTTAATTTGTTAGAAACAGATGTTTTATACTTATTAATTTCTTCAAATAGTTCTGTTTTATCTAATGATGTAAAAAATTTAAATTCTTTCTTTTCTTCTTCATTAAGATTAGAAAACTCATTATTAAATGTTTTTGTGGCGATTTGTAACATCGAAGATATAGGTATATTGAGTGTCGACTCATTTACCTCGACAACTTCAGAACTAAGTAAAGTTTTTTTAATTCTATTTTTTGACTCAAGTAATGATTCTAAGTTTTTAGTTACATTTTTAGTGTAAACTTGAATATCAATATCGTTATAAACATTATTATTCTCAATAACTAATTGGTCAATCCACTGATTAATCTTATTAATCTCATTCTGATTATCATTGATTAAATTTCTTAATTGTTCGAATGACTCGGAAATATAATCGTCCACAATATCCTCGTTTAGACCTTTTTTAGATGATAATTCATCATATATAAAATATACCTCACATAAATCACTATTTTCAAGTATCATAGATTTAAATGATTTAATATGGTTTTTGAACTCAGGTTTTCCGTAAGTAGATTCTAATAACCTTTCAATCTTAGTTTTAATAATTCCGAATGATGTCATGACATTTTTTTATATAAATATCATGTAAGTAGTATTATTCACATTTTAGTCTTTCAGAAGGGCGTTAAGTTCCTTTTCTATTTCACCTAAAGACTCTCTACCTTTAGATAAATCTAATATACTTTTACCTTTAATCAGGTCGTCCTCAACTAATAAATCTAAATCTTTATTTCTTACTAATCTTTCAGCTGGGATTTCTTCGGGGGTGATATCCTCCCCACCTGAATCTCCTCCTAAATCTCCTCCTAAATCACCACCTAAATCACCACCTAAATCACCACCTAAGTCTAAATCACCACCTGATGGAGGACTTCCTAAGTCACCCACACCTGAGTCGGTTGTTTCATCACCTAGAGGGTCACCACCTTCACCTGGTTTATTACCATATAATTTATCTATGTTGGCAAATACACCAGTCTTACTTATTATCTCCGAAGTTTTTTCTAACTCACTTGCAACTGCTTTTTCAATTCTCTGTTGTTGTAAGTCTAACTTAATTTCCTCATCACTAAACCCAAGTATATGTTTTTTAGCCCAAGATGAAGAAACTGGTAATATACCGTTACCTGGGTCTGAAACAGCATCTCTATATAACTGAATCTTCTGTTGCCACTGCTCAACCTTAAGTAATTCTGCCTGTGTAGACGGATTAGTAAGCCCTAAAGTAAAATTACCTAACTCATCCTCAAAACCTAAAAGATATAAATGTATTATTGCGATTTTATTCAGTTCTTGAATCATTGATTTTTGAATCCTGTTAATCGTTCTAGCGAATCTTATATCTTGTAATGATAAGTTTTTACCATCACCAACAACTTCTTCAAAACCTAAGAAAGCTTTAGGAACTCTTAAAGACGTTAATAATTTTTTCTGTATATACTCAATATCTGCAATTTCAGACAGGTTCTGAGCACCTGGTAATGTGTCTATTGGATTAGGTGCGTTAGGGTCCCTAACAGGAATAAAGTAATCTTGGTCTACCGCCATTTGATTATACCTTAAGTCAACATTACCATTCGTTGAATCAACTACTTGGTCTCTCTTAAACTTATTCGCAACTCGGTTTACGTATGGTTCGACATCTTTGTCGTCCATGTTTCCAACAAATACTTTAAATACTCTTCTCTCAGGGGCTCTTGAAGTTCTATATATTAACATAGCGTCTTCTGATAGTATCAATTGTTTCCAAATACGTCTACCTTTTTCCAACATAGAGGTACCGTATGGAAGTTTTCTGTCATCACCTAGTAATCTAAAGTGGGCGATTTCCCACGTATTAAATTCCATGTCCTTGGTTTGCCATATGAACTTTAATGCGTCGTTTTCAGTACTTGTAGAGTTTCTCTCTGGCTTCATTTTCATACCCCTCTCTTGTCTAGTGATTTCGATGTTAGGTAATTGTTGAGCTCCCATAATACCTTTTTCAGGGTCTAATTTTAGGTACACAAAGTTATCACCATATTTACATGTGTTTCTTGTCCACATAGGTAAGTTGGTATTAATGTCTAATCTGTTGTTAAATAAGTCACCTAAAACAGATTTAATTCTTTTACTCTCAGAATATATCTGTAACATATAACCATCTTCATCAGGTGTAGTGGACTCTTCTGCATATATATCCAAGGCTGCGGATATTTCAGGAGTGTATTCCATACTCTCGTAGTCGTAGAAAGACGCTAAACGAGTCGGTTCATAATAAACCGCTTGGGTATATAAATTATTTTCAATCTTTTGCCATTGCTGACCTAAGTATAATGTTTGTTGTGCCTGTAACTTTTCTTTTTCATACTCTTGTTTGTTGGTGGTCTTGAGTATTTCTTTTTTATCAAAGTTATAAACGGGGGCTTGTTGGTCTAGAGTTGAGTCAGGACCAAAAACTTTGGTGAGTCTTTGCCAAATTGTAAAATCGTTGTTTTTCGCCATAGTTTTTTAGATAAATATAAACTTTACTCAAATTAATTAAAGGTTATCTCCTTCCCCCACCAAATAACCAATTATATTGTTCATAATCTTGTCTTGTTATTCCGTTAGGTCTGTGATGATTGTTGTTGTTTGGCATAACCGGTATTCCAGGATTAAATTCTTTTGAACTATTTTTTACAGGTGTCTCGTTAACCATCCAACTTTCCATCATTGCCTTCGTTTGTTCGGTGACTTTTTCCAATTTTGTGAATGAATTATCCCCTACATATATTGCCATAGCCATTGCCATTATTAAATCGTCGTGTTGACCCTTTATGTGGTCAGGTCTTCCATTAATATAAACAAAAGTATTTAATTCGTTAATCAAACGAGATGACCTTACAATAAAATTGTGTCTCAAAGATTCTTCAAAAGACGCGACTATTTGTACTCTTTTTGAATTAAAATTTAAACCTGGAATTTTATCCACTGTGTTAGGATTGTATTTCCATTTATCTGCAGTGTTTGTACCCTCAACATATAAGTCTTTATAGTTCATTTCCTGAAGCTTACGTGAGGTGGATACCCCCATACCACCTGTTATATCAATAACAACAAAAGCGGAATACATAGTAGCCCATTTAAAAGCTATCTCGGCAGCAACATCAGGAGGAACCTTACCCAGATACTCTAATACCTGCTCCCTCTCATCAAAATCTATAATACAGAAAGTCGTAAAATCCTCACTATCACCACGAGAAACATCAATACCCATAATGTATTTGTGCCCAACAACAGGTTCCTTCCATTGCCATAATGCACCTCCCATAAATTTATTTTCAGGTTCACGAATAAAATTTTCTTTAATTTTTTCTATCGTATCGCTTGGTATTACATTGTCACCTGAACCTAAGAAGTTACACTCTAATTCCTGTGCAATCTTACGTCTATCAAACTTAAGTTTTTTTGCCATACCCTCAAACCAAGAAGAATATGGCTTATAACCATCTAAGGAATGTTTTTTAATTTCTTCAAAATCTCTTTCCATAGGGTCTACAGATGTATAATCAATTGTAATTTCTTCATCATTATAATCCTCCCTATTTAACATGTAATGAACAATATCGTTACATTTAATAAGTTTTAAATCTTTAGCGTACCTAGGGTCACGGTACCAAAACATTTCAGTAATCTTGAAGTCATTCATCCCCCTTAAACACTGGTCGTAAATAGAGTAATATATACGGTCAAATCCATTGGGGGTTGATATAACAATTACCTTACCTCCTGTAGATAGTGACGCCATACACGCTGACCAAAAGTCATTATCAGCCTCAATAAATGCCGCCTCGTCAAATACGAGTATTGTTGGTGTATACCCTCTAAGTGCGTCTTTAGAAGTTGCAACTGACTTTACCTCACATCCATTTGTAAGTTTGTAATGTCTTTGTGAATTTTTCTCATTTGAGAAATTTACACCGAACCAACTGGGCCATTGTTCAATAAATGCACGTATCTTACCTGCCATCTCAACAGAGGTGTCAAGTTTGTTCGCAATTATTAGAATTTTTTCAGGTTTCGATTTGGACGCCGTAACTAATTTTTTTGACACCCATGCAGACGTTACTGTTGAGACACCGGCCTGTCTGTACTTTAGGGCGATATTTTCTTCATGAGTGTCGTAGTCTTTAATTAAACTATCTTGGTCGGGAAATAACCTTAAAGGAACATACTTTGATTGCGTGTTGTCGTAAGTTTGTAGATATGTCCTTAATGCATACGAGGTGTCTTTTACACACCTCGCATACTCTAATAATACTTTTTCTTTTGTTAACGCCATATAGACATTTTAGTAAGAATTTATGTTAAAGAAATACCTAAATCACCTAATAAGTCTGAAAGTCCGTCATCGTTGTCATCATCTTCGTCACTATATTGTGACATGGCGTCTTCATATTCAAACCTTTTAAGTTCCTCAATAATTTCATTAACCATTTTAGACACTATCTTTTTACCGTCATCGGACCCTGATAGTATTAATCTTGCAACCTCGAAAAACTCGTCGGTAGATAATGATGAGAATCTTGAGAAGAGATAGTTTTGAATTTCTCCCATATCGTCTTCATACAACTTTTCAGGGTACGCTTCGGTGAACTTTCTCCAAATAACTGGTCCTAATCTCAAATCCCAAACTTCATATGGTAAGGTGTCTGTTTGTCCTACAACCATCTCAGCGGCTCTTGGGTCGTCAGGTAATCCATGTGTACCCATCACCTCATAAACACCCTTAATTAATTCGTGAACCAACACAGGGAAGAATAATCCTTTTGCTCTAATAGTTGGAGGGTCAGTGGTGTCATCAATTTCTTCAGAACCTTGTACACCTTCTCCGTCACCAGCAGCTGACATAATCATTTGGTCAGGCATAATCCAATACAATAGGTCGTTAATAGACATTAATACACCATATAGGTTAAGTAGACGTGGGTTTATAGTATTAAGTTGCTCTTCAACCAGGTGAAACATGTAGTGTCCTTTTTTAGACGCTCCCTGAATTAAAGAATTTATAAATCTTCTTTTTGCCTTTTCTAAATCAAACTTTTCAAAAGCTGCCATAAAGTTTTCTAAATCATCCTCAGCCTCATCAGAACTAACACCGAACTGTTGTTGAACCTCCTCATCATCAAGCTCCTCAGGTTCTGATATCATTTGAGAAGTGTCAATCTGACCTGGCATAGATGTTAACTCGACATCGAATTGAAATGCGTCGTCAGGAATAGATAATTCCTTTTTCACTAAATCAACAGCTAATTGCTCTAAAAACCCTTCGTTATTGGATTCTATAGATTTCACTTCTTGTACTGCTTGCATCAACATCATCTGAAGTTGCATAAACGCATTTTGACCTGATACGTCATCCATACCAGTATATCGTTTAACCTTCTCTACAACTTCTTTAAATCTTTCAGACGCAATAAGTTCAGAAAATGAATTATCAAATTCATCCTCTTCTTTACCTGGTAAACCCGGATTATCCGACATAGGAGTCTCCCCACTTGATATTTTTCTCTCTATCTCACGGTCCATTCTTTCAGGACCATCGTACTGAATTTGTTCTTGTACGGCTTTTTGTATTTTTTTCTTTAAATCACTCATCTCTAAACTTGATATTTAAGTTGTTAAATTTAAGGAATTCTGGTAATCCTCCCTCATCACCCGCTTTAGGTTTTGGATTACTACCCGGTTTAGTCCTATAAGGACTAAATCTTTCAGGTTTTGTCCCTGGGTCGACTTTGGGTTGCGCGGGTTTGACCTCTGTACCTGCTTTAGGTTTTGGATTACTACCCGGTTTAGTCCTATAAGGACTAAATCTTTCAGGTTTTGTCCCTGGGTCGACTTTGGGTTGCGCGGGTGCAATCTTAGGTTCTTCTGAAAGAATATCTTTTTTAGTTAACATTTTACCTTGTGATTTCTTAATCAAAGATACAATACTTTCTTCAAGATGACTAATTTTTTCTTCCTTACTTTCTTTTTTAACGCAATTTGGAACTTTTTTACCAAACATAGTCTTCATACCTTTCTTCTCATAACCTTTCCAACACTTCGTACCTTTACTTGTCTCTTCAAACATACCTAAAGTTGTTAAAGTACCGATAGGTTTTTTCATTTTTTTCTTTGAGTTTCCGAATAACTCATCTATTACAACATCCTCGTCAATATCACCATAAAATTCTTCGTTAGCCATCATTTTTCTGTTATTATCAGAATCATCATCCATCCCATCAGGTGCCATATCATCGGAATCATGAGGCATTTCTTGTCCTGTGGCGGTTTGCATGGCTAATTTACCTAACGCATTAGTGTCATCTATTTCTTCTTCCATCTGCTGTGTTACAGTTACTGAACCATCATCGTTCGGTGTAACGGTACCATTAACGTTTATACCTCCGTTTTTATTTTTTATCTGCTGTACTTCAGACTTACTATATGTTGTTTTTTCTACTGTAGAAGTTTCCTCCTCATTAACAAGGTTTTTATAAATCTTATTAATATGATAATCGTTCATTTTCTTAATAGTATCATAAGAAAACCCTTCTTCTAATAGCCTTACTATTTTTTGTTCTTTATTCTTCATGTGTCACAAAACTTTTTTCATAAGAAAGGACAATATCTCTTTCATATAATTTATCTTCTACGGATTTTACTGTGTCTCCGTATCTAAAGACTAATCTTTTATAGTTACTATCGACTACAAACTCAGAATCAGATTTTTCCCATCCTAAAGATATAACATCCTCAACTGCGTCATAAACAGAAAAAAAGTCAGAGTTTTGAACTAACTCTAATTCAATATCTGAGTTTCTCAAAACACCAACTTTTTTAATATATTCAACATTAGGTGGTAATGGTTTACCTGAAGCCGGTTCAGAATCCCAATCCTCACCCCATACTTCTTCTACGTCAGAGAATATAAACTCATATATATTATCCCCTTTATAGTTGGGACCCAATTCATTGACGTATATTAATTTCATACTAATTCTCCATTAGGTGATACTTTCAATTGTTTACCTTCTATTTCGAAAATTAAATTCTTTTTATTTGTTTTTCCTAAAAACTTAGAACCCTTATTTTCTTTCATAATAAACTCTGAAGTTAATTCTTGTTCTAAAGTTTCGGACATCTCTTTAATTTCAGAGATAACTTTTACTTTAGTTACTTTCTCTGTGATAAATCTTTTAACGTCTTTAGATTCAATGTCTTTTTTCTCTTCTTCTGAAATAACGAAATACTTTGATAGTACCTTTTCAATTTTTGACTCGGAGAATATCTCATCTACAATCTGTCCAACATCACTTCCCTCACCTAATTCCTCATCTGATATAGGCTCTTCTCCCATATCTAAATCTAAGTCATCGACTTCTTCATCACCTGCTTCGATTTCTAACTCACCCTCAACACCATAGTCAATTTCTTCATCTTCAAAATTAGATAAAACATCTTCTAAATCTTCTTCTGATAAGTTTTCTAAATTCACGGCAGATATAATCGAATTTAAAACGTACTTGATATCTTCAGAAGAAAGTCCTTCTTGAGAATCTAATGTTCTTAATTTTTGACCTAACTTTCCAGTTAGTTTTTGAATTACTCTGAAAGAAATGTCTTCTTCCTCTCCTTCAATACTCTCAGGTTCTGATTCGTCACCTAAATCCATATCTAAATCCAACTCTTCGTCACCTTCAGGAGTACTTAAATCTAAGTCTAAATCTAAATCTTCACCACCCCCTTCTGGTGATGGTTCTATAGATGGTTCTGATACGTCACCCATATCACTCATTTCCGATTCAGGAGTTTTTAACACGAATTTTTTTTGTTCACCAATTAAATTAATATTTTCACTATGTTCGTGTAATCTATTTAACTCACCTGCTAAAAGATTTATCTGTTTCATTGCCTGAGAATATGACTTATGAAACTTTCTATTCTGCATAGGTTCACGGTATTCCATTTCTGATTCGTTAATACCTGATTTTACGATGTAACCGTTTTTTTCATTTACGATACCGTAAAAGTTACCGTCAGCTAATTGTATTGTATAGTCGGCTCTACTTTCATTTACATTTTGTGAAGACTCGTTATAACGAGAAATCTCAAGGATACGGTTAATCTTTTCCATACCTTGTAATTTTTCACTTCCTAAAGGGTTTAAATCTGCCATATTTTTGTTTTTTAAAATTCGTTAATTACATAAACACACCATTACCTCCAAGTTTTACTTCCCCACATTGTACTCTTTCTTGGTTCGTGTATCCACTTAGTGAGTCGTCATATACTACTGTATATGCCACAGGGTGTACTGTAGGAGTATCCCCTGAATATAAATTGTACGTAGTAGACGCACTCTGAGTACATGCTGAAAAACCTGCCATGATGATATTTTTATAAATAAATATGTGATAAATTAGTATTTTCTAATATTTACTATCTATTACTTTAAATTTTCTTGTATAGAAAGGTTCTTATCTATCAAATCATTTTTATTATCAAACAATTTTTGAATATATCCGTTACGTCTTAAAAATTTAAAAACTAAGTTTTCGTAAGAATATTCACCCCCTTTTTCTAAACCACTAGTCCTAAATTTTTTAATTTTATCTTTTACGGAATCTAACATTTCTACTGAATTCTCTAAATCACCAACCTCCAAATCTTCTATTGTATTATCAATGATGTCCATCCATTGTTGTGATTTATCTTCTATTTTCTTTTTATCTATCTTAACTTCTTTTGGTTCAGGTCTTTCTAACCACTCGTCGTATAAAACAGAGTACACACCAGTGGACATGTGAGGTTCATTCATGTCTTGAACGTACAACTCAACTTCATAACCTTTTACTGTTATGTCGTGTTGCGAGTTAAATATAGTCTTTTTTAAATTAAATAAATCTTTGAATAATTCTTCTTGCTCTCCTGATTCCTTAAAATCATATATAATGTGTAAATCTATATCTGAGTAGTCCGACCAATTGAAGTTTGCTAATGAGCCTGTCATTGTAACATCTTGAACAAAAATATCAAACCCCAAGAATTCTATGAACTCATTTGCAATCTCTAATAAACCGTCTCTTATCTCGGACTTCATTTTTGATTCTTCAATATTATCGTGGTCACTCCAAATCTCAGAATTCAAAGAATCTTTAACAAAAAAACTACTAATTATATTATCCATTTTTTTCTATTTTATTGTAGGTGAATTTTTTAGCAACTTCTTTATTAAAAAAACTACCTTGTGACTTGGCCATTCTAAACTTGGTAAAGACTGAGTGTGGTACATCCTCATATTCATATTTAACGTCACCTTTGAATGTGACCAATAACTTTCCGTTTGAGGTGTCGTACTCAGCCTCTATGAGAGTTGTTGAATCAATCTCACAGATTATCTTCTTACCTAATATTCTTTCTGTTTTAATAGCCATTTTATTCTTCTGTATTAAAGTATTCTTCTAAATCTTTATTCGGTATTGTATATTGGGCTCTCCATCCATCTACAGTTCCTGAAGTGGTTTCTACTTTTATATTATCGTGAGACCTAGCATATGGATATGACACTATATTCTTAATACCTAACTCTTCTAAAATCATTTCTAATTTTGTTCTGGCAATATGTTCATTTATCGAATCGTAATAAAATATAGTATCGTCTTTATATATATTATAGTTAACTCCTTCTACTGAACCTGAATTTAGTTCTTCAGGTTCTTGTTCTAATGGTTTGACATCTTCCATGTCATTATTTTTATTAAAAATATTTTTAATAAATTTTTTACCCTTATCAATTCCTCTCTTTATCGCGTCTATAATACCCTGTTCTTCTATAACTTCTTCATTTAAACCCATTAACTCACGATTACGTTTGACTTCATTTAATATGTTATTCTCCATAATAATATTTTACTATAAATACTTGAGAGAGTAAAAAAACCCCTCAGTTTGTATGAGGGGTTTTTTATTAGGAATTATACTTCTTAATTTTATCTCGAAGTTTGATTGCCTTTTCAAAATCTTGTTTAGACACTGCATCGTCTAGTTGAGACTGTATCTCTTGAATCTTTTCTTTATTAGATTCGATAGAAATAATCTTATCTCTCAACTGAGCTGCGGTTTCGTAATCTTGTGATTCTACAGCCTTATTCATTTTATCTCTTAACGAAGAAACTTCGATAGAATCTTTTTTGTGTGTTGAGTCACTGTAACGGTAAATGGAGGTTATTTGATATGTTCCATCTTCGGATGTGAATGTTTCTTTTGTCCATGCTCCATTCTCATCTTCACCACTATCAACATCCTTTTTACCCCTTACTATCATAGGATTGTTATAGGAACCAAATCCATCGAATAATGAGTCAAACTCAGATAACAAGTCATTAAAATTAAATTTTCTACGTAACATTTTTGGTTTTTTTATTTAAGTTTATTAATTTTACACTCATATTATCAATATCGTGCCAAACGATAAATTATACCATTAGACTGACATTATGTCATGTAACTTAAAAATTAACTGACAGAATGTCAATAGTTGATTTATTGGTATAATCTTTACTATAATTGAATTAAATAATTTTTAAAATATGATTGAATCAGTAGACCCAAACGACAAAGGACCGAGAAAAAAGAAAGAACAGAGTACATCTAAGACACCTGTACTTGATAATTTTTCTAGAGATTTAATTAAACTAGCATCTGAGGGAAAACTCGACCCAGTAATTGGTAGGGACAGTGAGATTAAAAGAATCGCTCAGATTCTTTCTCGTAGGAAAAAGAATAATCCAATTATAATCGGTGAACCTGGTTGTGGTAAAACCGCAATCGTTGAAGGTTTGGCTATGAAGATTTTTGAGGGTGATTGTCCTCAAAATCTCTGTGATAAAAGACTCGTGTCTTTAGATATGACTTCTATAGTTGCGGGTACCAAATACCGTGGACAATTTGAGGAAAGACTTAAGGTAATTCTTGATGAACTTCAAGATAATAACGATATTATTATCTTCATTGATGAAATTCACACTATTATCGGTGCAGGTAATACATCTGGTTCCCTTGACGCTTCTAACATTTTTAAACCCGCATTGGCACGAGGTGAACTACAATGTGTTGGAGCGACCACTCTTGATGAATACCGTGAGAACATCGAGAAGGACGGTGCCTTGGAACGAAGATTTCAAAAGGTAATGGTTGATGGTTCAACTACCGAAGAGACGTTAGAGATACTTCAGAATCTAAAATCTCGTTATGAGGACCACCATAAAGTAATATATACTGATAAAGCTCTTCAGACTTGTGTAACACTCGCAGACCGTTACGTAACTAATAGGGAGTTCCCTGATAAGGCAATCGATATTATGGATGAGGTTGGCGCCAGAGCTCAAATCAACATTAAACTTCCTGAAATTATTGAAGAACTACGTAATGAAGCTCTTGAAATTAAGGATAAAAAGATTCAAGTAGTAAAAAGTCAAAAATATGAAGAAGCTGCTCAACTTCGTGACCGTGAGCGAAAGATTATAGAAAAATTAGAGTACGAAAAAAATATCTTCGACTCTAAAAAAGATGAGGAACGTAAAGAAATTACTGAAGATATGATTTACGATGTTGTTTCACATATGACTAAAATACCCCTATCTAAGTTGAACGCGGAGGATAAAGAAGGTTTGTTGGATTTGGAGAATAATCTTAATTCCTCAGTTATTGGTCAAGAAGAAGCGGTTAAAACGATTTCAAAGGCAATCCGTAGAAACCGTGTAGGTATTAAAGACCCTAATCGACCAATCGGTTCGTTTATCTTCTTGGGTTCTACAGGTATTGGTAAGACACACTTAGCTAAACAATTAGCGAAAGAAATATTTGGAGATGAAGAGTCCTTAATTCGTGTAGATATGTCTGAGTACCAAGAAAAGTTCTCTATGAGTAGATTGATTGGTTCACCTCCAGGTTATGTTGGGTACGACCAAGGAGGTCAATTAACCGAAGCAGTTAAAAACAAACCATACTCTGTAGTATTGTTTGATGAGATTGAAAAGGCAAACAAGGACATCTTTTCCATCCTACTACAAATGATGGATGACGGTCACCTAACAGATTCTTTCGGTAGAAAAATTAATTTTAGAAACTGTCTAATTATTATGACTTCTAACTTAGGTGTTAAGAAACTTCAGGACTTCGGTTCAGGTGTTGGATTCGATACTACCACACGAATCTCAAATAATGAAGCGATGAAAAAGTCTTTGTTGGAGAAAGAATTGAAGAACCATTTTACTCCTGAGTTCTTGAATCGTGTAGATGAGGTAGTGGTGTTTAATCCTCTCAGAGAGAGCGAAGTAGAACAAATCGTGGAGATTGAGTTGTCAAAACTAAACCGTAGACTTGACCGACTAGGTTATGTAGTGTCCATCGATAAAAAAGTTAAAAAGTTCTTATCAGAGGTAGGTTTTGATGAAAAATACGGGGCAAGACCAATTAAAAGAGCAATTCAAGAGAAAATCGAAGATTTGATTTCAGAAGAAGTTCTTAGAGGTAATATCGTTGAGGGGTTATCTTGTAAGTTGAAAATGAAAGGAGAAGAGGAGGTTGTTTTAGAAAAGGGGAAATAATTCCCCTTTTTTTTGTTTTAATGAAATATTTGTTGTATATTTGTATATAAATCAACCACAAATGAACAACGAACAACTTAATCGTCTCAAAGAAGTACTTTCAATCCCAACCAAAACCTATAAGGAAGATGGGATGGTAGACTACATTATTAATATTCTTGAGACAATTGATGGTGTAACGTATTACAATGACCCGATGAATAACGTTTACGCCACTAAAGGTACATTACCTGATGGTGAGTTTTATCCGATGTTTGTTGCACATACTGATACGGTTCATGAACTGGTTGAAGACATTGTTGTTGAGGAGGAGAATCTCGAAAAACCACCCACTTTTGGTCGAACGTTTACTGAAGAACTAAACTTATCTCTAAAGGGATACACGCCACAAGGGAATCCAACGGGAATCGGTGGTGACGATAAATGTGGTGTTTTTTTGGCACTCGAACTCCTTCGCACTTTGTCACATGTAAAGGTCGGTCTTTTCGTATCTGAAGAGACTGGTTGCCACGGCTCGAAAGAGTGTGATGTGGAGTTCCTTAAAGACGTGGGATATGCGATTCAATTTGACGCACCTGGAAATCATTTAATTACCGAAGTTTGTTCGGGGGTTCGTTTATATGAAAATAAAGGTGATTTTATTAGTCGTATTATCCCCGTCTTTGAAAACACAATGGGTGTTTCCCCTTATCAACAGTCACACCCCTATACCGATGTATCTCAAATCAAAATGAAGGGTGACTTCTCTTGTATCAACTTCTCTTGTGGTTACTACAACATGCATACCTCTTCTGAGTTTGTTGTTGTAAAAGACGTGGAAGACGCCTTTAACTTAGCCGTTGGAGTTGTAAAAGAACTCGGTAATAGTAAGTTTAACTATACTTACGTTCGTCCTACTACTGATTACTACAGTCAAGGTAATTTGTTTGCTAACTACGAAGATGAAGATGAGGATGATTGTTACGATTACCCTGATTGGGTTGACGGTGATAACCACTACTTTCACATCTCTGAAAGTGAACTTGAGATTGAGTCTAAATCCACCGGTGATGTAGTGTCTTTGAGTTTAAAGGATATGGGTGAGTTGTACCTCCTTATTCGGGAGCGTCTGTTGGAGAATGAAGAGGTTTAAAAAGGTTCAAAAAGTGTGTAGTTGCTCAACAGTTTAATTATTGTTGTCAATTTCGCACTTCCCTTTTTTCTTTCACCGTCAGGTTTTACCAAATCAAAATTAATTTTTGAGTTTTTTGGGTTTACTCCGGTGAAAATTATTTGAGTTTCGTCTTCTGCAGTTTTTATTGGGTATGGTCGATTTAACCCGAACTTTTTACTGATGTAGTTTAATATACTTCTATACTCAGTTGCGTTAGTAACAATATCCTCATCCATTTCTAAACCTTCTAAAGTGTTTTCTAATAGATTTGTCATATCACTGTTAAACGAGTCACTAAACACGTCCAAATCCTGATATTCGTTTACACTATCCATAAAATATGTGTTCAAATAAACATTCTGTTGGATTATATTCTCCAAAACCTGCTCCGAGGACAATTCTTTATTATAATCTAAATTATCTTCATAGATATCAATAAGTTTATCAATACTAATTTTATATTGACCAAAACAATTTTCATCGTCAACTTTTGTTAATCCTATTTCATCATAAAGGTTACATATTTCATCTTCAATATGTTTTATCACACCTTCATGTATAGACCTATCCTCCGACTCAGAATACAAATAACCAAAATCTTCATATAGTTTTGGTAACCGGTCTTTTATAAATTCCGATAATTTTACGTCCCAATCACCATCACGTTTAATTTCACTACCATCAAAAGATTCTAACAACTCAGGTTCTATTATCTCAACAATAGAACGTAATATATCTATATGTTCAGGTGTTAACACATAAAGAGGATAACCTTCCCTCATATCTTCATCAAATCTCGATGTCTCATAAAAGAAATCACCATTAGGGTTTTCATATGCCCATAGATAATAATCTATCGCATCTTCACCAATCTCATCTTCCATAAAGTCCAAATAATTCTTAAGTTCATTACTGAAATTAAAAATCGCGTTTTCACCATCAAACCTATCAAAAAAATGTGAGGTTAGCCCTTCATACATCGTAATTTTAGGATTGTTTTTAATTTTCTTTAAGGTTTCATAATCATCACCCCGTTCGGTTAGTTTCTTAATTTCTTCTTTAATCGGTGCGAACCTCTCTAACAAAAATGTGTATCGTTCACCACCATCCTGTTGATTATAAATTTCAGGAGTCCCGTTACCAAATGGTACCAAAAGAGCCATCTTACCATACGTTCTATCTGAAGACTTTTTATCAATTATATAATATAACTTACCTCTTGACGTATATTTGTTAAAATAGTCATCGTTATTTTCTGTCGTAGTACACCACTTGGTAGCCGCCCCGTAGTAACATGATGATTTGTGGGATAAAGGTCGTATAATTAAAAATCTATTGTCCTCGTAAACCTTTTCAACTTCTTTTTTTACTTCACTTTTAGTTTTTATTTCACTTAAATAATCATCGTACCTATTTACAAACCGAAATAAATCGTTAATAGTGTCAAATGATGTTATATCTTTTGGATTTAACTTTATTTTCTTTTCAGTACTTTCACTGCTAAATTTTCCGGATAAGTTTAAAACTTTAAATATATCATCAACTTTTTGAGTTGATAAACGGTCAATAATGTTATGATAATTTTTGATATAGGTCTCTAATATATCAGCGACTCTGTTTGGTACTCCTCCACCTACAACTGTAGATGTAGGGTTTTTTATTTCTTCTATAAATTGTTTAATTGCCCACTCAGAATACTTCTTAGTTGCACTTGGGTCTTGGTCTATTATCTTTTCGGCGTATTGTATCGATTCGTCACCTAATGGTTCGAGTTGACTTCGGAACTTATCTATTATACGCTCCTTTTTACCTTCTATTAATAGATTTATAAACTTCATTAATTATATGCTGCACAACCTATACCACCACTATCTTCAAAAAATCCACCACCACCCTTTTTTATTCGGTTAAAGATAATACGGTTTTTATTTCCACCTCCACTACCCCCTTCAGGTACTATCTTAATACCCCATTCACCAAGTGTGGAGGGAGGTTTAGGGTCAGTACCTCCTGTATCATAATCAAATTTAACCGCTAGTTGTATTACACAATATTTGTATTGCTCATATTCGTTTGGTGAGTTATGTGGTTCTTGTCCGTTAAAGTCTCTATTCCCATCTTTTTTAAACGATTTAGGGTCTCCCCCTCCATCAGAAAATAGATTAGGTGAAGGAGGGTTTGGACCTGATGAACCGTCTTTATTTTTACCATTAGAATTCAAAGTAACCTTAGAAGTGCTTATATCAGGTATTATAGAACTTAACTCGTTAACGATATAACTATACACACTTTCTGCCCTTGATTGAGATAGTTCTTTAAAGTTCATCTGTTGTGCCTCTCCTGTATTTCTATATCTTGAAGCTGATGTCGCGATTACAAATGGGTAGTTTTTACCATCAACCTTAGTCGCTACTGAAACTTTGGCTCCTGGAAATTGTTTTAGAAAATCGGAAATATCTCCTTTGAATTTTTTAGTCCAGTTAATAACTCCTTGAGCTACCCTTGTTGAATTATTTGGGAATGGTTCTCCTTCAGTCTTTTTATCGATTGAGTGTTTTACTTTAACCGCGGGTATTACAGTTTCTTCTTTATCTTCTGTCGATAACTTACCAGGTTTTAAACGTATTACTTTAATATTTTTTCTACATTCACCCATGTCAGGAGTACTCTTATCTTTCTTCTCAGGAAATTTTTTAGTACACCAATTTATAAAATACTCAATAAAACCTTCTTTTACTTCTTCTGTCATAGGTGGCACTTCAGCACCTGTTTGTCTTTTTTGTGAGCCTGTGACTCTTTCACCCGCCTTGTAATCACCACTACTGCAAGTTTTTAATGATGATTCGTTGTAATTAGGATTTTTAGAGTCATCACCTAAAGAAAAACCTGTTTTAGGTTGACCTAATCTTTTTCCGTTTTGGTCTTCGATATTTCTTAATTCTTTAGAAGCTGACCTATATTGACTATCATCATTAAAATAACCTTTAGGTATGTAGTTATAACTTGAATAAAGATACTGACCTTCAACACCTCTTTTACTTGTTACACTTTCAGGTAATTTATCCGGTTTTAATTCTGAAACAGGAAATCTATATTTAAAATAATATTTAGGACTACAGATAAAATCAGAACCTGCACTTTCCCAATATATTTTACTTTTTTCACCTAAAAGACTAACAAATAACCTTTCTGTGGTGTTAGTTTGTTCTAAAACTAACTCTAACCCCATAATTTGTCTCATACGGCTTACTTCACTAATTACATTACGTTTCATTGTAAATTTTCTATATAAATAGTTTGTATAAAGAAAAACTTTCACTATCTTTATGTTTATGAAATATCTATTACCTCTCCTTTTTTGTTTAATTTCATTAACGTCAACATCTCAAATTACATGGGAAGGTGCCCAATGTTATTATATTGATGACAAGGGTAATGAGGTTGGGGTTCCGTGTGATAACGTACTACCTACACCTGTTTTTACAGGAAATATTGATTCTCTTTGTTGGGAAATGGAGAAACGGTTTGTTGACACTTTAAATGAGTGGAGGCGTAATCACGGACTTAATGAGTTACAATATGATTCAGAAATGGAATCATTATTGACTGTACCTTGGAATGAAAAACAGGTTCAGATGGGTGATATTAGTCACGGTGAAGGTTATAACAGTTTAGGAAATAGAAGTGATAGAGTCGGTATTGGTGGTGTGGGAGAGTGTTGTGCTTATAATTATAAGTCTGATATGGGTGAAGTATCACGATTTTTTATTCAATACAAAGATAGTCCTCCACACTGGGAAATTTTAACCGATGATGACTATGACTATATTTCAGTCTCGGTATTATACGACCAAGAAACAAATCGTTATTATTCTGTCGTAAATGTTCGGTGGTAATTTTGTTTTAATCGGTATATTTTGTATATTTGATTTATGAAAACAATCATTCTTACTCTAACTACATTGTTTATCCCTTTAATGTTTAATTTTACCAAATGGATAAACTATAACAACTACGAAGTATCAGATTCTGATTTTGTTACTGAATATGAAAATGAAAAAGTAACAATTAAGTCAAATAATGATTTTAAGGTATTTGTTTTCAATAAAGGTTGTGATTTTAGTGTTGTTAATGGTACTCCTAATAATTGTGAGTTCTATATGAATACTAATTTTTTTGGCGTCGATAACAACCCTATCGGTTTGGTTGTTGTTGATGGTACCCGTTATTCGGATAGAACTCGTGGTGGTGGGTTTTTCTATGTTAAAGACGGTAATCCTGTAGTGTCCCGTAACTGCCCCTCATATACAGACTATTCAACACAAACTATTTTGTGGGGTATTAGCAACGGTAAGATTAATAATCGTCTTATTAAAATGAAACACGCTAAGGAAGAAACTTACCGCAATGTTGTTGGTCAGAATAAAAAAGGTGAAATTATTACTGTCACATCAACTTTTGGTTCTATGGTCACAATTGAAGAAATCCTTAATGTGGGTAAACAGTTTGGTATGGTAAATGCGGTTTTGTTTGATGGTGGTACTTCACTCGACTATAAGTTTGATAATGGAGATTACCAAACCAAATTTAAATCTCTACCTAATTGGATTGGTCTTATCTCAGGATATGGAAACCCTACAACTTATCTTTGTATTAATTAAAAACAATTTGTTTTTTTAAATGTTTCTGATACTTCTTTGATATAACCGTGTGTTGTTGTGTTTACTGCATCGTCTCTAGTTGTGGTTAAGTTAGGTACGTAGTTTTTAACTTTTTTAGTCGTGTCCGCTTTATCAGTATCGATACATTTATTTTTAAGTCCATTTTTTCTTCTTTCGGGTATTTTTGACTCACACCAGTCTAAAATTACTTTTCCATCTCCTGTATTATAAGCCGCCACCGCAATATCATAAATTGCATTTCCAATACCTAAATTATTTAAATTAGATGGTTCTTCAGTGTAACCTCCTTTTTTCGCTAAATTTATACTTCTATTAAGTTTCCTATAAGCACCATCTAATGCACCTAATCTGGTCGATATGTCAGATAAATCTAATCCAAGTGACTCCGCTGTGTCAATTTTCATTTGTGCAGGTCCTACAGAAGTATCTCCACCTAACCACGCCCATAACTCTTTAACAGGGTTAAGTGCAGTATATCTAAGACCAGATTCGAAAGAACTTTCCCTACCAATAATACCCAACGCCAATTTTAATATTTCTTTATTATAACCTTTTTCTAATAAAGTAGCTACCGGACTTGCAAATTTTTCATTTACGCAACTATATTTTTTTACTGCAAGATTATTTTTTTCTATTGCGGATGACGCCAATTGTTTAGACTTACGGTCAACCATAATGTCCGCACTACCCTGCTCATTTAAGAACATGATATCATTAATCCTATCTATATTTTCTTGTAATCTAATCATTAAGATGAAAAGTAATCGACTACACCTTTACCTAATGTCTCTAACTTATTAATTACTGTTTGTGAACCACCAAGTCTTTTAACCCATGCAATTCTTAATTTAGATGGTGGGTCACTTATAACGTCACCAGTTACATTATGGAATATTAAAGGAACCCCGTCTTTAATTGCCGCAACAGTACCAATGTGA